GTAAAGGTATAGGCAGTAGGGATAATAAGCATTTGCCCTTGTGCCGCAATTCTTAGACCTTTATCGTCTTTCATATCTGCAATTTGAATTAAAAGTGATTCTAAAGATGTTTCACTTAAATCCGCCGCAGTCGCCAAAGTATTACTCTGGTTTCCGTTTTGAGTTGGGTGTGCAGTAGATAATAAAGCTACTCCATCTCCACCTGCATAAACACCTGCACTTGTCGAATTGTTTAAAATATTTGCCGCTTTAATTTCCTTTGTAGCAGACATACTTCTAGCTAATGCCTTTGTATATCTTGAAGCGATAGAACCATATAATCCATCTTCTTCTGCTTCTTCGGTAATTGAAAACGCCAAAGCGACTGTTTCATGTGAATATCTTGCAGTCCATTGCTGAGAAGCCGTATCGTAAGAAACTGGAGCACCTTCGTTCTTTGTTGGTGCATTACTGAAACCAGTTAACAATACATCTTCTTCAAAAGCCTTGTTTGATGTGTTTGCATCAAAAACTTTTGCAAATTCTGCAGGATAACTATCGTACTCTAAGCCAAAGAGGGTATTTAAACCCGGCTCAAGCATTTTCGCAAATTGCGCTCTATTCATAGCCATTGTTTAAATCTCCTATATTCCAGCTGTTGCTTTAAGCAGATGTTCATTAATAAGAACTTCTAATTGTGCATACTGACCCATTTCGTTAGCAGGTCCGTCCCACAATCCAATTATCTTACACGTTGCAGTACCTGCCGCCATAGTTCCGTTTAAACTAAAACCAGATTGACCAGTACTTGTAGAACCTGCACCTGCTACAACATCGGCATTGTTACCAATATTTGTTTGGGCAGGAGTTCCTGCAGATTGTATACGATATACGATATAAGGGTCATCATATATATATGCGATTATATCTGTAGCCACAGTACCAGTAGGCCAGTATTGTGAGTATATGTAACTTCCATCACTTGCTGTGTATGACACACCTGCAAATACACCGATGTTATTAACTTCGGCTGCCGTATGTGGAGTAACTTGACCATTTGCATCAAGGATACATAAATCCCCAGTAAAAATGTTCTCTGCTAAACCACTAGCTATTGTATATTTGTTTGCTCTTGGTGCATTACCACTTGAATGACGAATTGGTATTAAACCATAGGCGCTATTAACATTTGCCATTTATTTAGTCCTTTTCATTATTAAAAGTGTTAATCTTCCATGGCAGACACTCTGCCACGACTAGATGAGCTTTTCCTATCTTGGTAGATAGTTTGCCCAGAACGACGACCTAATGAATCTAATTCACCAGAAAGTGCATCATTTTGTTCAAGGGACTTTTCTCCGTAATATGTCTTCATAGCATCATGCTTTTCTTCAGGCATTTCACAAAGAACCATTCCTTCTATTCCTATACAACCAACCCATTGTCCGTGATTAATTGTAGGAAAATGTTGCTCTTTTACTGTTTCAGATTTCCTTGGTTCCCAACCTTCTCGCATACGTTTATATACGTTATCGGGAGTTTCTTTACCCAGAATCGTGGTAGCTACCCATCGTTGTTTAAACCCCGGTCGTGCTTGTGGAGCATCCAACAATGCAGGTGGTGTCCAATTAGTTTGAGGTCTTATTTCCTCATCTCTTGTTGAACTCCGTAAATCACTTCTTCCATTCTTGTTTGACATATTATGTATCCTTCCTGCTTAAATTGTTAATTTCTTTAGCATATTTTTTGATATGCTCAGGGTCAGTTATACCTAATTCTCTTGCCATGCTTAATGGGTCCGAAGTCATTTTTACTCTATTTCCGCGATAAACCTGACCACCTGTAGTTGGTGCAACTGCTTGTCTACTTTGTCTTGGCTTTGACACAGAAACCTCTGTATTTGATATTAGCTCGGGAAAACTCTTTTGTAAACGATTATTTAACTCATTATAATATTGAGCATCATTTTTATCAAAGCCTTCTATATCTAATTGTACATCTATAGCTCTTGCCATAGCAGTTTCTTTTTCAAAACCTTTAGAATTAAACCAATTATTTTCTTTCCACCATGTCATGGCTTTTTCTGGTGCAGGGTTTGTTGCTTGTTGTTGTGCCCTACCAACATTAGGAGAGTTTGTTTCGGTTTGTACCTTATTTGCTTTTGCTTGATTTTGTAAGGCGATTGCTGTTTTTATATCAACTAATTCTTCGTTGAATTTAATTTGTTGTTCAGTATCACCTTCTTCAATGGCTTTTCCGAGTGCTTTTTTAATTAAATTATAATGTTCAGCTATTTGATTTTGCCCTTGAGTTTCGTTTGACTTTTCTATTTTTTCAAGTCTTTTCACCATTTGAGACATTTGTATTTGTAATGCCTCTTTTTCTTCATCGCTAGTTTTTTTCTCATGTATTAATTTCTTAATTCTTTTTTGTACGGCTAGACTATAATCTTCGTCACCTATTTCTGGCTTTTTTTCAATTTTTGCCTCTACAGGTTTTTTTTCTTCTTTTACAGGTTTTTCATCTGTAACTTCTATTTCTAGTTCTTGTTCTTTTAGTTTGTTCTTACTTTCTTCAATACTTTCATTGATTTCAGCATTAACTTCTTCAAGAACACTTTCTTGTATTGTATCTTCCATGGTTGCGACCTCCAAGTTTCGCATTAAATATAAGCGGTTATTTGTACGCCATCTGGCAAGATTGATGTAATCTCGTCATCATTTAGTAAAATAAACCTAACATTGTTAACAACAATCTTTTGTCCTGCATATTTGCCATACGTAACAAAATCGCCGACTTGAGGTGTTGTTTGTTGCTTCCATCTTTCGCCTGTGTCTCTATCTCTATAAGCTAATTCGCCTCTAGCAACTACATGACCATGAGCAGTTAGAATTTGCTGATTATCTTTAGCAGATTCTGGTAATATTATACCACTTTTGGTTTGTGTTGATATATCGGCAGGTTGAATTAGTATTTTCCAGTTTAAAGGCTTTGGAAGTTGGTGTGATGCAATAGTTGCCTTAGACAAACTATCAGCATAAATTTTATCTCCGTGTTGATGAGTCACGCTATTCATCTCCTATATTTATTTGTTTTATTGTTTCGTCAATAATCTCGCAAGACTCTTCTAGTCCTTGTGCTATACCGACGTTCTTATGATATGCTTGAAAGTCTGAAATACGACCTTCAACCATACTTTCCGCTATTTCCGCTTTCTTCTTCAGTAGGTTCTTCTTTATCTGTTTTAATAGGTCTGTCGTGTTCATTTATAGATGCCTCCCCAGACATTGAAACACCATTAACATTAATAGTTACATCTTGTTGTTCTTTATTTTCCATATTTTTTAACCATTTTCTTTTTTGGTTTAACTTTCTTAACTTTTGGCTTAACCATCTTAGATTTACCATATTTCATTTTATTACCTCCTTTAAGTAATTTTGAAAATGCAGTTCTATTTAACATTGTTACTCCTAAAACAACACATTAATTGTAACAGTTATATATAAATATAGATAGTACTTTAAAAAAAAATTACAATTAATTATAAAAAGAACCTTTTTTGTGTTGACTTGTATATAGTAATATAGTACTATGTACTTATAAACAACAACGTTTTTGGGAGAAAACAATGAAAAAATACTTAATCTTACAACCTAATCATTCTGAAATAGATGATGGGACTGCTTATCAAATCTCAAGGTCAAATGTAGATATAATAAAAGATGCTTGGGATAATGGTAATTATAGAGATGCAGGTTATATCAAAGCTGACAATCTTAATGAGGTTTTCGCAATAGGTAATGTAGAACATGAGAAAGTAGAAAAGATTGATAAATTTTATTCTATATCTTGTGGAGACATAATTGTAGACCAAGATACAAAAATTGCTCATTTGGTAGCACCAATTGGGTTTCAACCAATCAGAATAATAAGATAAGGGAGGTATAAATAATAAAGAATTGAGGGATTTATTTCCCTCTTTTTTTTTAATTAAATGTATAAAAGAACCTTTTTTGTGTTGACTTAGATGTAGTATATGGTACTATAAAATTATAAATTATCAATTTTTGGGAGAAAACAAATGATAAATTTTACTACAAATCAAGAATATCAAGGTAACAACATAGACCTATTACAAGGTTTAGGTAATGAATTTTGCACATTCAGACAAGCAATAGATTTCTTTAAATTATCTGGTAAAGAATTAAAAGGTGCTAAATCTTGTGCAAGATTAATGAAAGTTCTTGATAAAGAAATTATAAAGAATGGTAAAAAAGAAAAGAAAAAAGTTCCATTCTATTTCAACGTATTTGAAAAGAACCATTTAATTCAAACTATAGAATCAAATAAATAATAACTTGGGGGACTTGTTCCCCCTTTCATTTGGGAGAAAACAATGAAAAATATAAAAAAATATATAGATGATTTGTATTGGGAATACGATAGAATGTCATCTTCTGGTAAAGAAACATTAGATAAAATGGCTAGAGAAGTTGATTTAGAAATACCTATTACGACAAATTTCACTAGATACTATTTTAAAATAGATACTTTTAAAAATTCAAAAGAAGAAAAGAAAGAATTTCAAGGTATGTATGTTTATTTGCAAAATAAGGCAGATTTACAAAAAGACAGTTTTGATTACAACGTTGGTATTATGCACAACAAGAATGGTAATTATTATGCCATGATTGATAGAACAGAATATTTATCAAGCGATTTATCTGAAATAGAAGAACATATAATAAATTTTATTCAAAAGGAGAAAATCTATGGATAAACCTACCAAGATTATTTCTAAAGATAAAGTCACTCAAAAAGAAGTTGATTTACTTATTGAAAAACATGGCTTTGATATGGAACTTATTAAAAAGCAATTTGATGTTATTAAAGAACCTACACAAAGAAATTATGAGTTTAAGGTCGAACATGAAAGGCAATATGCCATTAAGGTTCTTAACGTAATGTCTAATTTAACTCAATTACAAAGACATAGAGTATTGCAGAGAGCTATAAAATTGAATAAAGTATAAGGGAGGTGTCCTCCCCTGACCTCAGACCCTAGTCATTTTTTCTCATTATTTGGCTAGGGTTTTTATCGTCCTAGAAACGTCAACCAGTTATGGTAAATTGTTTTCTTGTCATATCATACCACAGTATTTAAGGGTAATGTTACTGAAAAGACTTTGTAGATAAACGACCTTCTAAAGATTTTTCATAAATGTCTTGTGGAGAAAGACCACTTTCTTTTAAATTGTTATAATATTCTTCAACAACATTTTTGGCTTCTTTAATTGTTCGGTCTGAATGCTGTTCTGTAGCCATTTCTAACATTGTTTCAGTCTGCAATAATTCCATATTACTTAATCTTCCTTCGTCTGACCTAACATCAATATCTTTAGGCTTTGCACCATCATTTAATGATTTTCGTCTAATCAATGCCAACATATCAGCGGTATCATCTCCACCTACATCTATTGATAAATCATTAACTAATTTTTCATTACTCATAATTTCATCTAATGAAAGTTTATTGATATCGTCTATACCATAAGTATCTTTAATGAATTTTTTTCCATCTTCTTCTGTTTTAAGTCTTCTGAATGCAGAAATTCTATCATAAAGTATATCGCCTACAGTTTCTGCAAGCATATCGTCTTCTGCCATGTCTCTTAAATAAGATTTTAGAATTGGTCTTGAAAATAATTTTTGTGCGGATTGTAAGTTAATTGGTTTCATAAGTTTTCCTCCCTTTTTTATAGTATTAGGGACTATAGCTTTTTCAACCATTTTTATTGCATCTGGAACTTGTGTTCCTAACATACCTAATGCTCCAACTGTTCCTACTGTTCCAGTATCTTTTATAAACTTTCTCCTAGATTGGTTAATTTCTTCATTTTTTACTGGTACTGTGGTCGTAGAAACGTCGCCTGATGTTGGTAAAGATGTTTGTTGTGTAATCATACCTACGTCTTTTGATGGCTCTGTAGCTTTAGCTTTCAGCGATTTAAAGAAGCCTTTGATTGGCTTTGTTACTACATAACCAAAAGGGATTGCTTCTATTCCACCAAGTGCAATATCTGTTGCAGGCAAACCTATATCTGGTCTATCTATTATTGTTTGTAGAGGTTGTCTTAAATAATTTAATAATGCCATTTGTTTTTTAAAAGCATTTGGTTCTGCTTTGTCGATAGCATCTTGTCCTTCTTCAGCGGCGAAATATGTACCTAATGGAGTAAAATCTAATAAACCAATGTTTTCTGATAATTTATCGCTTTTTACATCACCAGTAAAACTTCTGGCAATATCCATTGTTGTTGCATCACCTTCTCGTACTGA